TACTGGAAAAACTTTCTTCTCACTTGCGGTTGTTAAGAATTTCCTCGATTCTAATCCTGACGGTTACTGCTTATACTTTGACACTGAATCCGCAGTTAATAAATCCCTACTCGCGAACCGTGGTGTTGACCTTACTCGTGTCGTCGTTGTTAATGTCGTTACCGTCGAAGAATTCAGGACTAAAGCTCTGAAGGCTGTTGATATATACCTGAAGAAACCAGAAGACGAACGCAAACCTTGTATGTTTGTCTTAGACTCTCTAGGTATGTTATCTACAGAGAAAGAAATTAGAGACGCCCTTGACGATAAACAGGTCAGGGACATGACCAAATCCCAACTGGTCAAGGGCGCATTTAGAATGTTGACATTGAAACTTGGTCAAGCAAACATTCCACTGATTGTTACCAATCACACCTACGATGTCATCGGATCTTATGTCCCTACTAAGGAAATGGGAGGCGGCAGTGGCCTCAAGTATGCCGCGTCTACGATCATTTATCTCAGCAAGAAAAAAGAAAAGGATGGAACAGAAGTTGTCGGAAATCTTATCAAAGCTAAGACGCACAAGTCGCGTTTGAGTAAGGAGAACAAAGATGTTACAGTACGCCTTTATTACGATGAGCGTGGTCTTGATCGATATTACGGTCTTCTTGAACTCGGTGAACTCGGTGGACTTTGGAAAAACGTTGCAGGTCGTTATGAGATAGACGGAAAGAAAGTATATGCTAAGGCAATCCTCAAGGATCCTGAGACATATTTTACAGAAGAAGTATTACAGAAGTTAGATCAAATAGCCAGGAGAGAGTTTAGTTATGGAGAGAGTTGAGTTTCTTGTTCTCAAGAACTTATTGCATAATGAGGAATTTTTAAGAAAGGTAATACCATTCATCAAACCAGAATACTTCCAGGACACTAACCAAAAGGTTGTGTTTGAGGAGATTTCTGACTTTGTAAATCAATATAATGAGACACCTACACAGGAGGTCTTGAGTATTGAGATTGAGAAGAGGACTGATGTTACCGAACAATCATTCAAGGAACTAGTTCAACTTGTTAGTTGTCTAGAACCTGAACCACAAGAGTTTGAGTGGTTATGTGATACCACAGAGAAGTGGTGTAAGGAACGTGCCATCTATCTGGCACTGATGGAATCAATCCAGATCGCAGATGGTCAGGATGATAAGAAGGTTCCTGATGCTATCCCATCAATCTTGTCAGATGCACTGTCTGTCAGTTTTGATAACCATGTCGGTCACGACTATCTGAATGATTATCAGGAAAGATATGAGTTGTATCACAAGAGAGAGAATCGTATTGAGTTTGACCTTGAGTTCTTCAATAAGATCACCAAGGGTGGATTACCTAACAAGACATTGAATATTGCACTGGCTGGTACCGGTGTTGGTAAGTCATTGTTTATGTGTCACATGGCATCTGCCACACTCCTACAGAACAAGAATGTTTTGTATATCACAATGGAGATGGCAGAAGAGAAGATCGCAGAAAGGATTGACGCCAACCTGTTGAATGTCAATATCCAAGACATTGTGGAACTTCCACATCATACTTTTGAAACAAAGGTTAATAACCTGTCACAAAAGACACAAGGCACTCTAATTATTAAGGAGTATCCTACAGCCAGTGCACATAGTGGACACTTTAAGTCACTTCTTAATGAACTCGCACTTAAGAAGTCATTTAGACCTGATATTATTTTCATTGATTACCTTAATATATGTGCTTCCTCACGATATCGCGCTGGTAGCAATGTCAATTCATATACGGTTATTAAGTCAATTGCTGAAGAACTTAGAGGACTGGCTTGTGAAGCAAACGTCCCTATCGTTTCTGCCACGCAGACCACTCGTTCTGGTTATGGTAGCTCTGACGTTGAGCTTACTGATACAAGTGAGTCCTTTGGTCTCCCTGCTACTGCTGATCTTATGTTTGCCCTTATTTCGACTGAAGAGCTCGAACAGTTGGGACAGATACTTGTAAAGCAATTGAAGAATCGATACAATGATCTCAGTATCTACAAGAGGTTTGTGGTCGGTATCGACCGTGCTAAGATGAGATTGTTCGACTGTGAACAGACAGCACAAGACGATCTCCTTGACAGCAAGCAGGAAGAGGAGTATACTTATGAGGAGAAACCCAAGAAGTCTTTCGATGGATTCAAGTTCTGAAATCAACTTACCGAGTGAGTTGATACAACTCCAGAGACCATTCATCTACGAGGTGAGAGATGAGATGGGTAGGAGATATCGTCATTGTGGTCAACAAAGTGATGCTGACTACCATATTGCGAACAAACCTGGTTACACTTGGGTCATAGTATATCTCGATCCACCTCCCACAGTTGTAGACATCTTTAGTAAAAGAGTTGATGATCTAGAACTTCCCGAACAAATTATTTTACCTGAAAATCAAGAGGACCCCTTAGACTTATGACAATCGATCCTAACAAGTATGTTGAGTTCGTTCGACAAACTACTAGTCAACCTAGTCTTGACTATCCCACTCTTGCATCTCGTTTGTCTGAACTTGAAGTCAGAGATGATTGCAATGTATCTCAACTTCTGACTGCAGCACTTGGTATCAGTGCAGAGGCTGGTGAGTTTACTGAGGTGGTAAAGAAGATTTTTCTTCAAGGTAAACCCTACAATGAAGACAATGCGTTTCACATGAAGCGTGAACTGGGTGACATTATGTGGTATGTTGCTCAGGCGTGTATGGCACTTGACATTTCCTTTGATGAAATCCTAGAGATGAATGTTGAGAAACTGTCAGCACGGTATCCCGAAGGAACATTTGATGTTCACTATTCAGAAAACCGTAAGGAGGGAGACCTGTGACGGGATCTATTATTAGTTGGAATATACTGGGATATAAGGAAGCAATCATCTTCTCAGTGTGGTTGATTGTAATGTATTACATTAAACTTAGAATGGATAGGAGATTTAAACGATGATTAATCTTGAACTGAATCTACAACAAGCAGCAGTGGTCCGTCAGGCATTGTTCATGGAACAAAAAGATTATACTATTGACCCTACCTGCACACCTGCCCGTATTGTAGATGTCCGTAATGTCATCAACACACTGGACAAAATGATTGATGATGAACTAAAATACGAAACAAACGGTAAATGATATGACCTACGACTTTTCTTTCGCACACTCACCTGAAGGTTTTGACAATCACATCAACGATAGTATCCGTGGATATTCAAACCTACTAGAGGATACTGTATCGTTCTCTCGATACTTTGTGGAAGACCATACCAAAGTCGTGGATGTAGGTTGTTCTACAGGAAAACTGACCAAGATGATCCTTGGTAACAATCCTAATCGTCAGTATGCTCAGTATGTGGGTGTAGAACTTGCTGGTGGTTTCTATGATAGTCTTGATGAAAGAATCAAAGAGGTCCGTAAAGAATATCCGTGGGCACTACTAGAGTGGGTTCGTGGTAATGTGACTAACTATGAGTTCAGGAACTGTTCTCTGGTGACATCACTCTTCACCCTACAGTTCATGCCAAAGACTACCAGACAAGAGACTATCAATAAGATCTATAATGGTCTGAACGAGGGTGGTGCATTCATCTTTGCAGAGAAGTTGATGTGTGAGAATGCGTTCTTCCAAGAACTCCTCACCTTCAATCACTATGACTACAAGAGAAAGACATTCACTGCTGATGAAATCATGGACAAGGAGAAACAACTCCGTGACATGTTGAAACCTAATACATGGTCTGAACTACGAGACATGGTTATGACAGCAGGATTCAAAGACTGTCAGATCTTCTGGAGAAACCATCAGTTCGTCGGTGTTATTGCTATCAAATAATGTGTGGAATTATAGGAGGGTTTGACCTTCCACAAATTGAACAAGGTCTCAAGGCAATTGCTCACCGAGGACCAGACAATCAGGCTATCATTCAAACGGATAATGTCTACTTTGGACATGTCCGTTTGTCTATTATTGATACGAGTAGTGATTCTAATCAACCATTTAAGTATGGTAACACTACCATGGTGTTTAATGGCACGATCTGGAACTATCAGGAACTTAGAACCAGACTGAATATCGATACAAAAACTTCAGGTGACACTGAGGTTCTTTGTGCTATTTTGGATCGGTATGGTATCAGGGGACTGGACATGGTGGAGGGTATGTTCGCCATTGCATTTACACAAGGTGACGGTTCTATCACTATTGTCAGGGATAGACACGGTGAGGTTCCTCTTCATTACTCTCTTACCAGAGGTGTATTTCCATCCTTCAGTTTCTGCTCAGAGATAAAAGGACTCTTGGCTATGGGTGAGAGTGGTAAAGATATCAAGATGTTACCACCAGGGTCTTTCATTACAGTCACATCTGACTTTGATGTAAAGGAAAAGATTTGGTATA